AAAAAACAACTCATCATCAATATATTTATTAAATAAGTTTTTACAATTTGCATATTTTAACCACCCCCAATAGCTCATTATGCTATTAATAATTTTCTCTGGGGGCATTGTTTTGTGTTTTTTCTTTATTTCCGCTATTCTTCTTTTAAATTTTTTTATTATTCTTTTGCGAACGAGGACATACCCATGGAAAAATCTATATCCCAAAAAGTCAATGCCTCGTTTATCAATCGGGAATATTTGCCAATTGTCCTTAATCTCTAATTTTAATCTTTCAGATAAATATTGCCTAATAAACAAAAGCGTTATCCACAACTCTTTCTTACTTTTAGAAAGGATAACTATGTCATCACAATATCTGAAATAATATTTTATGCGCAGTTTCTCTTTTATTTCATGATCAAGGTAAGACAAATAAAGATTACCAAAATATTGGCTTAAATAATTCCCAATCGGCATCCCTTCTGTCGAATCAATTATTTCATCTAATAACCACAATACATCAGCATCTTTAATTTTGCGCCTGATTATTTGCTTCATTATTTCGTTTTTTATACTTGGGTAAAATTTCTTCACATCTAACTTCAAGCAATATTTAGTATTTTCATCTCTAAGCGCTTTTTTAATTCTTTTAACACCATCATGTATGCCTCTGCCTTTTATGGCGGAATATGTATCTCTAATTAAAGTTTTATACCAAATTGGCTCTATTACATTCATTATACAATGATGAATTATTCTATCTGGGAAGAATGGTAGTTTCATAATTTCGCGCACTTTCCCGCTATCAGTTTTCTTTGTAACTTTTTTATATTTAGAATTCTTAAATGTTTTATTTACTAACATACCTCGGATTAGCTCTAAATATAAATCGGGATTTTTATCAATTCTGCGCACTTCTTTATAATGAGATTTCCCTTTCTTCGCATTAATATATGCCAATTTTATATTTCCCATATCGCAAATTTTGTTATATATATTACCGACTCTTTTCATTTGCTTATTTCACCTCCAGTTTTTCCGAAACCGTACTAAACTGAACGAGGCTCTGCTTTGTGTTTTGCCAAGAGGCAAGGATTTTGCATTTTGTTTTTCTCTTCAATAATAAGCATAGGTGTGTGCCAATATTCGAACTGGTATTCGAAGAACTGTTATTCGAATTAACGTAAAACGCACCCGCTTTGACACTGTTATTCGATTTACTGCCAAAGAGCAAGACGCGCCAGCCCAATATGCAAAACCCTATAATCATTCTAATTCCCCGCAAAGCAAAGGCGCGCGCCAATCGTCGAACCGGCAGTCGAAGAACCGTCAGCCGAATAAACGTAAAACGCACCCGCCTTGACACCGTTCTGCGACTTACCGCCAAAGAGCAAGACGCGCCAGCCCACTGAAGAATTGTCGTTATAATAAGTCCAATAATAATCGCTAAAATAGGTTGAGCTTGACCCCCCAACTGTTAACGGCATTATCGTTTTGTCGCTTCGTAATAGATACTTAATGTATCCATCGCTTTCCGCTAAATTGCCTACATAGCTGTAATCCGTTGCCGTATCATCTGCATATACACGATAATCTTCCGCTAAATATAATTTGGATGATACTCCATCGTTATTAATGTTTACGCCGTCAACAAATTGCCAAACATTACCATAAAAATCTTCAATTCCTCTATAAGAAACATAATCAGCAGAATTTCCGCCCACAGTTGCTTGACCGCCGCTTGCGTTTCCAAGCAGATTGCTTTTGCCTGTTGCAGCAATTGTTGTGGCAAAATCCCACGCAGCAAATTTCGTATTGCCTTCCCCAAGCATTGTTTGCGCGTCAAAATCTGCATATTCCGTAATGTACAACAGTTGCACCGCAAATAATATTTCACCATCCAGCAAGTGCCATCCTGTTCCCCGCGCTTCAGCTGCCGTTCTAAAAGTGGCTCTTGTTTCCCCCGTAATTGGTTTGAAACCGCTAACACTCGAAAGAATATCCCCCGCGGCATATTGCGCGCCGCTTCCATCTCCATCTATATACGCAGTTGCAGATGCGTCATACAACACCCCCGGATATGCGCCAATATATATGTAGTCTTTTTCGGCTCCGGAACTATCCACAAAAGCCGGGACAACGGAAAAACCGGAAATCGCACTTTCGCTAATTGCCCACTCATAACCGTTCGGCAATACTGTATAGCGATAATAGAACTTAGGAATCTCCACCATCACTTGACCATCTGTGCCATCAAGTTTCGCGCTATCGCCTGCTTCTTTTAATAAAGAATTATTCCTGTCTAAATAATATTGCACTACACCCGCATCATCGATAACGCATCTTCGCATCTTCGATTGTATCGGCAAAAGCGATTCATCCGGCTTAGTTCCAATCGCCACGCCTTGAGTAGTTCCTATGCGCGTAATCGCATCTGTAGAGTAGTCGTATTGTATGCCATAGTAGTTGTAATCTGAACTTTCAGTTGGACTTTTCAATAAGTACACCTGTGCATTTGCAAGATTCGCAATGAAAATCATTGCTATAATTATTAGCTTTTTCATTTTATCTCTCCTTTTTAATTCCTATATTCAATTTTTACATTTCCCTTGACATAAAGAATATTGGCGTTTCGTATTCCTTCTCCACGCCAATAAGTGTTTGGATACAGCGTTATATAATTCGTTCCGCCGTCAAAACTTATGTATGCATTGGAAGAAGAATAATTATATATCGTGATTCCTTTAATTGCCGTACTTGCAAGCTGTGTGAAACTGCTGTAATTCACTTCGCTTATACTCATTGAAGTGATGTTTAACGCGTCCGTATTCGTTTTTATATTCGAAAGCGTTGTGTTTGCCGTACCCTGATTTGCAGCAGTTGCAAAATCCTTCGCATTCAATGTTGTCAATTCACTATTGATATTCGAGAGCGTTGTGTTTGCCGTGCTTTGATTAGCAGCTGTCGCAAAATCCTTAGCATTGAGTGTATTTAATTCAGTTTCAATATTAGTTAGCTTTGTTGTTTGAGCGCTTTGATTAGCCGCCGTCGCAAAATCTTTCGCGTTCAATGTTGTTAATTCACTATTTATATTCGAGAGCGAAGAGTTTGCCGTACCTTGATTTGCAGCCGTTGCGAAGTCTTTCGCATTAAGCGCAATCAATTGCGTTTCCAATCTTCCCAATATCGCTTTGATGCTGTCAATCCGTACGTCAGTGGAAATTGAGTCTTGATTTACCAAGTAAACAAGTTGAGCAAAAACAGAATCAGCGCCCTTTCCGAGATACGTTGCTGTATTCTTCGCCGCTCTGTACTTGCCATCGGTACGGAGAGATGTTCCCGCCCATTGAGCATTTGCAACTCCGGTAAATACCAAAAGCAGCAACACAATTTTTAATTTATAATTTATAATTTTTAATTGTTTCATTTTCTCACCCTATAAACTTCTAATATAAATTCGCAATCGATAACACCGCCGTCATTAAGATTTGTTATGCCAATAACCAACTCTTTTGCGTTGAAACCAAGGTTATGATTGAACACCGGCAAAGCATTCAAAACAGTATTGGAAGCGTTAATATTCAGCGGCGTAAATTTTAATATGGTTGTATAAGTTGACGTATCAAACAGATCCACATCGCTTGTAATTTTGTACATACCTTCGCTTAGTCTTGTAGCGCTAACCGTTGCATTGTAACCTTGATCGGTTATCTCCGTTAAGCTTCCCGCGCTGCTTACTTTCGCAATGTATGCTCTATCAAATATCTGATTGTAATATTGCTCGGATGGAACAACTGTGTTATCATAAGGGCTTCTTACATCAAAATCGAGATTGAAATATCCATCGAAAAGCGTTACCGGTTCGCTTCCGTCATCCGCAACAATGTCATAAACCAATTGCTTCTGTGTTAAGTTTTGTGTGTGCAAAGGCTGAATGAATACTGTAATTGTAGTGTAAGTGCCATCATACGTTGCTTTTATTTGTGTATCACTTCCGCCACCGAGTGTGTTAGCCAAATCGATGTAACGCACCGAAGTAAGTACTCTATCCGCTTTCACCGTAAAGTAAAGTTTATGCGAAGTGTAATCCCCAAAAAGTTTGAATGTAAACTCTTTGTAATCTCCGCGGTGCAGGGTAATATTTCTAATGATTACTTCCATTAGTTATATATTGTATACTTAACTTTTCCTTTTATGTATATTTTGGATGGGTCGTCTATTGTTATTCGCCGAATAGTTCCTGGATATATTTTCTTTGCCGTAGTTGATGTTACACCGTTGAATCCGAATTCTACAACTTGCCATCCAGGTTCAACATCCAACTCAATAAATTTTGATTTTTGCGAAGAAGCTAGAGAAGTAAAAGAAGACGGAGAATCTTTAATCCCGTCAACTCCAGTAGAAGGAATGTTTGCAACAACAATATTGTTAATGAGTTTCATCCTTAAAGCTTCCGGAGTTTTCTCAAACACTTTTTGAAGATACTGTTGAGTATTATAGTACGTATCGTCTTTGTCCGTGTTCTGAGCAAATACTGAACTACTCAGAATAAATACAAACACTAACAGCAATAACTTTTTCATTGTATTACCTCTATTCAATTTCTTTCAAAAAAACTTTTTGATGATGTCCTCTCACATCCTTAATCCATTTTATTTCGTAATCAATTCCTTCGCAGCGCACTCTATTCTTCCTATTCAGAGAAACACTGCTATCACAATTCATTACATGCGAAGCGTCATAACTTTTGCGCTGATCTGCCGAGAATTCATTCGCGTTCAACAATCTAAGAGCGCCTTTAAAATTTGAGTTTACATCCTCATTCCATGTTTCCGTAAACCCGCCCATTCCGTCCGTAACTTTCGTAACCGTAAGAATTGTAAACTCCTTATCGAAATAGTCCTTTATCATTTTTTCTTTTTACTTTTGGATTTCTTTTCCGATTCAACGGCTTCGGCTTCTTTAGCTTTAATCCATTTAGTACCGATTTCCGGTCTTACAACCAATTCCTCTCCGGGTTTGTGTTCTATCCCGTATGCTGTTTTAGCTTTTAATAATCTTACTTTCATAATTAATCCCAGTTTAATTTTACATATGGTTTAATAATTGCCATGATCGATTCGGGAATGTCGTCCGATTTCAAATTGAACTTCACCGAATAATCATCAAACTTTTCCGATTCAATTCCTTGAAGAGACGCTTTGCTCGGGAAATAGTACTCAATCACTTTTGCTATGAACAGTTTAGCTTCTTCCGGTATTTTCACAAAGGTGATTTCAATTGTTCTGCCTGCAGATTCCGTAGTTAAATTTTCATCCAGTTCTAATTCTAATTTTCCGTCGTTAACTGTCTTAATTTTGTAGACGCCGTCGTTAAATAAAGAACCGGATACTCTTATCAACATTCCGTTGACAAAACCAGCATCGGTAAAGCCGGAATCGGAATCGGAAATAGACGCCGGCTCTCCCGCAGCAAATGAGATTGTATCTGCTTCTAAATAGATTTCATCCAGAAATGCTTCAAAAGTGTTGTTGGTGACGGAAAAGAGAAAATTCTTCATGCCCGGTAATGCCTTCTCGATGAATTTATCATAAGAATCATTCTCCCGAGCAATGCCTAATAATTCCTTTACCTCTTCGGTTCTTATAATTGACATATTTGCCTCCGTTTAATAGGGAGGGTCCGGCGTGCCGGACCCGCGATTTATCTTGGTAAGAGGGCTACAAATACGTCAACTTTACCGCTGGCAGCGGGGTCGTCTGTTACGAGAACCGCCTTGATGTAAGGCTTGCAATCATTCGCCGGAAGAAATCTTCCGAGAATGGTTTCGGCAGATATTGTAGTCGCTCCGGAAGCTGTTACGGTGTACAATGTTGCCAAATCACTATAACTCGAACCGTCATCGGAATGCTGTAATTTTACGGTAAAGAATTTAGTGTCGGCTAAACCAACATCTTCGTTTATTTGAGCAACAATCTCAACGCCGCCCATCGCACCGGAAAGATCAAATGCGCCGCCGTTGCCGTCCGCGGTGGCGTTTTGCGGAACGGCTTGCGCCTTCGCTAAATAAGAATCATCTGCTTTTAATATATGATTATACATTTTTGTGTACTCCAAATTCTTCTTCAAAAATTAGTTTGTTACGCTACTGTTACATTTTTGTCTGTTCCGTCATTGAAGTTGTAACTTGTAATTATCCGAACGCCGTTCCACCTACCGAATTTGCGGTCGACTTCTTTATCCTGATTAGAATAACTGATTTGAGCGCCTTTGTAAGTGTTAAGCAACGTTAATGCTTTATCGTGCATAAATAAGTAGGTGTTTGCAGAATTTCCGCGTACTGCGCTGATAAGATCGTCTATCATATCGGCTGTCGGAATTTTCCCTTTCTTCATATTCACGATTGCGGCAACAGTAGTTTTGTTGCCCAACTGCATACCGAAATAACCTTTTAAGCGCAATCCGTAAACAAGCTTTCCGTCGGAATCCTTGTAAAGATTTCCGCCATTGATTGGTTTTGTGTTCAACAATGTTCCTTGGCTGAAGCCCTTGGGAGAATAAAGCCCGGTTGTCTCTCCGGAAACGAAACGAACCGCAAGAATTACATAATTGTCATTTCCGGTGTTGCCTGCATCGAAAAGCGTTACTGCAGGTTTTTTGTGATTAGCTTTTGCGTAAGCTAAGAAGTTATTGTACAGCAATGTGACTTCGGTGGAATTGCCTGTTGCACGTAAAATTGAAGGGAGTTTGGACGCAAAATATTTTGGCGCGCCGCCGTATATTCTTGCTTTATCCTCGCCTACTTCAATCTCTCCGCCCATAATGGCAAGATCAACTTTTCTCAATTTGCTGTCGGCTTTTATTTTCGGAAGAACCGCGTCCATATCGACAAATCCAGCGCCTTTTACGCCGGTAATTTCCTCGTAAACGTTCCACATATCGTGACTTGCAGCTTCGAATGGTATAATTTTAAGAATCGGAGATTCTTCGGTTAAAGAATCTACTTGTTTCGGCTGCTTTTTCGCGTATTGTACTGATAATTCATGTAATGTTGGCATTTTCTATCTCCAGATTATTTTTTACTTTTTAAGCTTCACCACTGAAAACATCCGCTAAAAACTCCTCAGTGGATTGTTCTTTCATTTCATCGCTTCCCGCGCCATCTCCGGAGCCGCCGCCCGCCGGACTGGAACCGGAAATTCTTGTCTCGCCGAAGAAATCGGGATAGGTTTCCTGAACCGGCTTAACAATTTCGTCCCAGCCTTTGATCTTTCCGTTGTCATCAATCTCTAATTTATCGACATCAAATTCGTTCAATGCGTGCTTCAGATAGCGCGGATTTACTTTCGATTCATTCAAATGATCTTTCAGAACACTAAGCCTTCTTTCGCGCTGCAATTCCTTTTCTTTATTTTCCGCAGCGGTGGAAAGTTCCGTTATCTTTTTGTTGAGTTCCGCAATTTGCTGCTCAACTGTCTGCTGATTTTGTGAATTATTCTTTTCCATATCGGTCAATTTTGTTTTTGCTTCGTTAAGTTGTTTTTCAAGTTCGGCTTTTGAAGTTTCGAATTCCTTTTTTTCGTTCAGCAATGTGTTGAACTTTTCCTTCGGGATATAATCTTTTGGATCGAGCAAATAAAGCTCTTTCCCTTTAAGTTCTTCCTCAATCGCTTTGAATGCTTCATCGCCGATTTTCTTCTTTAGTTGTTCTGTAAATTTCATTTGAATTCCTCCTGTTTTTAGTTGTTTATGCTCATTACCCTGCTGAGCTAACAGTTTTCGTTTAGTTATGCTCCAAACATTTAAAATGAGCTAACGGATTAATTGATTTTTTCTGTTGGAAAGGTAAAAACTTAAAAGTGGGTTGTCATCCTAAAATGTTTAGGATTTTAGTAAATAGATTGCTATTTTATATTACAATATGACTATAATTTCAATTTACAGCCCGTTTATATAAAAAATTGGAGGTGCAATGAACATTTTAAAAGACGATCTTGGCTGGGATGAGGGGAAAATTAATCATGCCCGCAAAACATTTTCAATATATGATGAGAAACTTAAATCTGGCGAAGAAGTCAACTGGGTTTACTTTGAACACATATTGAGGGATGATTTAGGTATTGGTTATCAAATAGTTAAATCTGTAATATTGGAATTTTACGACAATGATGAGTTTGTTAATGTATGTAAAGGCTACGCATCAGTACATGACGTCATGGAATTCAAACATATAAACAATGCTTAGCTTTCCACCTCCATCAAAACGGTTTCTCTATCGTTTATGTCATATTCCGGCACGCCGGTTAAACCCGGACCGCGCGCCTTCACTCCGTTCGGATAAGTGAACAATCCGTTCTCATCGGCTCTTTGTCCGTCCATCGATCTGCTTTGTGGTCTGGTACGGCTGTCAATTACCGAATCAAGCACACGATAAACCTTGTAACCTTTGCGCTCTAAAATGTTTTCCGCTTTATCAAATCCGGCTAATTTACCCTCTGTTTGAACTCTGTGCGTTTCTGTCCGAACTATCCTCAGCGCATTGTTTGCTAATCCGTTCACTCGTTCGGTAATTGCACGCGCTGTTTTTGCATATCCTTTCCCTTGAATCAACCCTTGCGCAATTTCGCTGTTAATTTGTCTGATTGCTTTCTCGTGATGCAGTTTTAAGCGTCCTTGCCATTTGATTCTATCCAAAGGATTATCAAGAGCTTTTTTAACTAAGTCGGGAGACAACTTCGCGAAGTTAACTTTTAAGTTAAATGCAGCATTAACGGAATATTCCACATTGTAGAAGCTCAACTCAAATACGTCTTTCATCGCGCTTGCAACTATTTTTCTGCAAACTCCCAATATCCCAACAATCTGTTCGGCAATTGCTTTTTCGAGATTTGTTAACCGGTTATATTTTGCCATTTCTGAATATTTAGCGCTGTCTCCGTATTTCCTATACATTTCCGAAAGCTCGTAACGAACATTTTTAAGAGCTTCCTTGTACGCTTTCAGCAATTCCTTTTCCGCTTCATCCAATCGATCTGTATATTCTTTATAACCTTTCCGAAGCAGCTTTTTTAATAATCGATTGATCCGTTTAATTTCCGTACTCATTCAACATTATCCAAATTAATGCTCGTCGTTTCTGATTCTATTCTTTTCATTTCCTCGTCAACATTGTTAACCCAAGGATGATTTTCCATAATTGTTTTATCCGAAATAATTCCCTTGCTTGCCTGTGCCATATCAATAATTTCTTTTTCATTAACCAGAATAGATTTATTGAACGTGGCTTTAATTTCTTTGCTGTCGAAATTCTTTCTGCTAATCATATTGATATATTTTGTCGCGAACCAGCCGAAATCGGTTAAGGAGTCAATCATTTCGGTTATGAGAATATTTGCTTTTAAATCTAAACCGGCGTAAAAATACTTCAAAGCTATACCGGACGGGCTGTTCCCAAATTTATCTATTTTCGGATTTACTCCCATACCAAAAATGAAAATGTTATCTTCAATCCTATCCAAATGCGAATCATGCGCTTCTTTCGGGATGTCAATTGTTAATCGATCCACACCGCCTTCTTT